GGACGAGCCTTGTCCATAATCTTATCAAAGATTTTCTTACCAAACTTCCACAAGAACACTTTACCTTCATTCTCAGGATGCTTAGGATCAGACACAACCAAAATATTGGCAGTGAAACTTAGGCGACGCTTTTGTTTACGAGCAATCTCTTTGTTTGCTTCAGAACCAGAGTTCCAAAGAGTAGTGTTCAGTTCACCGACTGGATCATTTTCACCAAGAGTCGTTAGAGAGTTCTCAATGTACCACTTACCAGTTGGTCCTTGGAAGCCATGAGAAAAGATACGAACCCATGGTAGTTCATCACCTTCTACACGAGGTAGGAAGCGAAGTGTTGCTGTTCCATTGCCAGCCTTGTCACCTTCGAGTCGCCAGAAGCGATCGTCTGTAAAAGACTTTTGTTCGGATTGGGGGTTTGCGACTTTTTCGAATGCATTTGAGATTGCACCAAAGTCAGAGTTGCGCATTTTGCGTAGAGATTGAATATCCATCGTATTTCCTTTGTATTAAAAGTATTAATTTGTATTATCGTTTTGTATATGTTGAATCTGAATGTCATCATCAATTTCAATCTCATCGTCAAATGAGTCATCATCTAAATCATAGTATTCATCAACATAACTATTTAGCGTTTTCATACCACCACGCCCAGATCGCAAACTGGACTCATCGTCATACCTATTTTTCTTTGGTAGTTTCTTATAGGTTTTTCCCATGTTCTTTACTTCTTCACTCTTTAAGTTCTTCTTTGAATGCATCAAAGATTTTATTAATCTTAATTTTATCGTATTTCACAAATCCAGTCAACTTTTTTATTCTTCTTATTTCGTTATCCCATATGTATTTTACAGATGCATTTTTATTCCATTCATCGATAATATCAGTACATTCATCTATGATTTTTATAGTTTCTATTGTAATCTTACCACCAATGAACATTTTTAGTGCAATAGGATATTCATCATGATTAAAATTAAAAAGTGATTGGTTATTCAATTTGTTCACTTCAATATGTGTTAGCAATATTGCCAAGTCATCTACAAATACTTTTGTTATGCTTTGTTTTCTTTTATTCCAAAGTAAGAAATTATCTTCTGCTTCCTGTCCTGCATATATTGCGGTATCATTTCCATATGCAAAATTAGAAACAAAAAACTGTATGATCTCTTTATCATCAGAATATTTGATTGCCAACTTTTCAAATATATATCTATCATTACGAGCATTGAATGCTTCACGAGTTCCACGGACACTACCTCTGTTTTCAAAAACATTGAACTTGTCTGTAGTAAAATGAAGTTTAATTGCTAGGTAATAACGATATGCTTTATATCCATCCATTATACATCTAATTGTGCTTGTTTAGGTAAGTAATTTAATTCACGGAAATTCATTTCGACTTTATCTTTGAGCGACTTGTTAACTAACTTAGCAATATCTTGAGGTTCAAGATAATTTTCTTCACAATAATCAAGAATAGCATCCATGTAATTTATCTTTTTATTTTGGACAATTTGTTCAATATGCAAAGAAAACTCATTAGATGTTTTAAACATTTCGTTCTTTAAAGATCCAATATTCTGTATTTCTAATTTCTTGACTGAGGCTTTCGTATTCATTTAATTTAGCTTTATATAATTTCCAGATTGGAGTATCTGTTTTATTAGGATCCATTTTACCACCAAACTTTTCTAAGAATAAAGAAAAGAATTTGTCCATCTTCATTTTTTGTGAAACAAGGCTAGACTTTTTATCATATAGATTATCATTCATATTATCACTCTTCATTAAAACTTATATTAGTGTTTCTGTATTTGTCTAAATCGATTTTAGCTGTTTTGAAATAATAAGATAAATCTTTTAATTCTTTATTAATTTTTTGCACTTCTGCTTTTTTCGAATCAATAATATCTAATAGAATTTTTCTTGAAGCAGCCACTTCTTCATGATCAGTTTCTTCAGATGTATGGTTTTCATCATACTCTAAAATAGAAGAATTCTTTGCTGTAATATTAGAAATAAATTGCTCAAGTCTTTGCTTTGCCAAATTTAATGCATCAAAGTGTTGTACTTTTTGTCTGATTTTCATATCGTTTCCTTAAAATTGTAAGAAGTTGAATAGATTACTCTATTATACTCTATTTATTATTGCAAGACAAGTTAATTGTACTGCCACCATAGAATGCAACATCAATGCTTAGTGCTTCGTTTTCGCTTTGCAATTTATCGATCTCTGCCTTCATACACTTCACTTCTTCATGATATCGTTTACGGAGAAGTTCAAGTTCTCCCTCTTTTTCAGAACACTTAACACAAAATTGAAACATCACAATCTCCTAATATGATCAATAACTTCTTTTGCATCTACGTATCCTGATGCATTAACTGCTTGGTCTAGATAATCAGATGCCAGATATGAAAGTTTAACTTGTTCATCTAGTGCGCTCTCAAGTGCATCATAAACATGTTCCCATGTTCCATCTTTGCGGAGTCTAATTTTCATAATGTATTTCATTAACCTCTCCTCATGGTTGCAATATCTCGTGCTTGTTCATCAGAGAATACTGGAACTGCATTCGACTTGTGCATCGTACCAATACCCTTAATGGCAGTGCCAGTGTAAACAGGATTGGGTTTCTTTAGACATGGTGCTCCAGTAAATGGAAGACTTGGAATCTTAGGTGTCTCACGACAAGCAGGTGTTCCGAGTGAGTACACATCACTGAGGGATTGCTTTGGTGTCACAATCTTCTTTGTGGCGTACTTCTTTAGCATGGCTTCCCATGATGCATTCAACTCTCGTTGTTTTGCATTCAGTTTCTTCTTCTTAGATTTTCCGAGTGATGTATGTAGAAATTGCATAATATATTATACCTTAATTCGGAATTAAAGACAACCTAATATCACTTAAGAAAAACACTAACAGTGGATACATTTCGAATAACATCATTGGGTATATTAAATGATACTGGGACTGCTTGTTGTCGTTCATCAATCAAGAGTGCAGGTTGATTATAGCGAACATTGTAACTTTTGAAGATTGAATTATTCACAGTCTCTCCAGCTGGAACATAACGATACAGTTTCATATCTAAGAAATGTTCATACAGCACAACTTCCTGTCCACCAATGTTCGCCACAAGAACCAGTTTAGGGTTTCTTGGAAAAGTCATATCAACATCAATACTAGAACACTCATTACCACTAAAACATACCATCATATTCTGATTGGTGTGGTGTTCGTTTGGTTTAGTGGCATTGTAGATACCAAGAGAAGTCAAAGCACCAAGTGTTCCAAATGCAGTCATTGAATGTGATATAACACTACCACTAACCCTATCATGAATGTTGTTATTGGTATTTCCCTTTTGATTGACTACTGAAGCGAATGCTTTCATATCGCTAATCCACTTCGGTTGCCAAGAAAGAACTACATTCGTGTATACAGTTGTCTCATATCTTCCAATTTTATGGGAAGCTGGCATTACGTCAGCACGAATTGCAGTGGTAACATTATCTAAATGTCGTATAACTCGTTCTCGTTTGTCATAGTCTTCAAAGTCAATATCCAGTGAAGCACCGCTACTTCGCTTCATAGAATTGTTCTTTGGAACTACATCTGCAATGATCTCTACTTCATATCCAATATGAGTAGAGTTTCTAGAGACAATTGTATATGTCTTAATAACTCCACCATTGTATTGATCAATTTCCTCTGTGACACGACCATTCCTCGCTCGATTTTCACCGATGATGAATGTGCTTGCACCCTTCTCTAGTGCTAGTGTCTTTGCATTTTCCAATGCAGAGTTGTACGTGGCACCATAACCAGTCACACGCACTTCTTCGGCAGAAGCAATTGATGATATGATTAATAGAGACAGAAGAGTCTTTTTCATTAGAAGCCATTCATTTGGGTACGAACCAAAGCTGAAGCGTTCATGCTTTTCTTAGAAACTATCAAAGTGACAGATACCATATTTGATTCACGATCAATATTACGATTTGCAATATAAGCACCACGTAGGATACCCTGCGAATTATCGTTGATAGTTTCTGTCACAGACTGCGAAATTTTATTGGCACGATTACGTTCTTCTTGACTGTATTGAGAGTTATCTACTTCAGTATCGCTTCCGAATAATTCATCGGTCTTGGTGTCTTTGTTTCGTTTACGATTCTCGTTACTATTAGATGATACAATGTCTTTCAATGCAGTCTTTGTTACATTCTCAACTGCCTTACCAGACTTAATATCGTTGTTCAAGAATTCAACTAGATTGCGCTTTGCACGCATAGTTGCCAACAGGAATGCATCTTCACGACCCTGTGCATGATTGAAATTAATGGGTGCAGTACCAGATGTTTTAATCAGCAACCAGTCCCCTTCTTCTGAAAATTGTAGCTGTACTGTTCCAGCTGTTTCAAGAAATTCTGCTTCAGCTTTCTTGATGTCTGGTTTAGTTTCTAGTTTGTTCTCAATCTTAGTCACAGGAACAGGGGTTGTGTTTCTGAAAGAGGAACACCCAGTTGCAAAAAGTGCAACAACAGCCAATGATATAATACATTTTTTCATTTCACATTTTCCTTAATAATAAATTTTGCATTGTCTATTTGACGATCTGCAAAGTTAGCAAAATTGCTAAATCCTACAGTTGCAATAACTAAACCCAAAATAAACCCAATCAATAATTGCATAATAAATTATACTCCATTCATGTTTAAAAGTCAAGCAGTAACCACAAAGCCAGTGGTGTCTTTCTTTGCCTTACCTTTGGCTTTGAGACCAACAATAACACCCTGTGGATCCAAGAAACGAAGATCAGTCTCATCGCCATTGATAACTGGACGACCAAGATATGTCTCTGGCACTTTGTGAAATACGACTGCAACATTCATACCATTTGACATTGCAAGACGAGTGTCCATATCATTACCATCTGCTTTAGAGAAAGTCAGGTGGTAGTTAGG